AAAGTCTATTAATTCGTTTTGCAATATCCTCAACCCAAGCATCAACACAAAAGTGACGAAAGTAAGGAGGACAAATATTACCTAAAAGGTGTATCCAATCACTGTGCAAGATAAAATGCTCACATTTCTCACGATTCATTCCATTATTGCAATAAGCAACTAAGATATTATCTGGAACTTTATCCCAAAGAAGATTGATTTCTGTATTCCATCCTATTGTTCTAAAGATAACATCATCTCCTAGTGCAAACATAAGATCACCTGAAGCAATTGTTGTTGCCATTCTATTAAGATGCTCAGGAGCTGACATCTGCTTTGTTGATATATGATACGCAATATTAAGAGTAAGATCAGCTTCTTCTAAGGTTTTTATATAAGTAGAATATGCAGGATCATCTTCATCTAAACCAACACAGAACTGTAAAGGTTCAAGTGTTTTATCAGATGTTCCCCAAGCAGATGCCATCATTTCAATGAGGCGTTCTGGCCGACCTCTTGATGGAATGAGCAGGCTAATTTGTCTATCCATATTTCTTCTCCAAAATCTTTAAGGTTTCATAAACAACTTTCTCGGGTGTAATTGAATTCATTGCCTTACGACAATGTGAACATGGAATAAGATTGCCACAAAATACTTTTGTGCCTGTAAGATTTGTATGAATTGGGTATCCTGTAATTTTTGGATCTATATACCCTCCAAATATAACAATTCCAGGAGTTCCTAATGCAGCAGCAGCATGATGAAAGCCACCTTCATGTGAGATAATCATATCTGCTACAGAGATATAAGCAAATATTTCACGAATTGAATGAACTGTATGTATATTACTAGTTAAGTTTAGTTTTGAATAAAAATGATTTAATTGAATTGTGCGTATGTTATTTTTATCTAATTGTTTTGTTAAATGTTGCCAATTATGCTTTCCCCAATTCTTATTTTCTTGAAGATGTCCTTTAATTGTTGGTTCAATGAGAATAATTGGATTACCATAACCTTTTTGAAAATTCTTTGCAAGTTCGTACTCTTTTTCTGAAAGAAAAATTTCACCAGGTTCTATATCCCATTCTTTCCATACATAGAATTGATGATGTTTGGATTTTTCATAATCAATGTAGTGACGGCCTCCACCATTTCCAGAAGATAATGTATAATAGTTTTTATCAAAATTTGGCCTATGTCCAAGTAGCTCTTTTTTGTTTAAAATGTATGGATTATTTTCCCAAGCAACACTCCAACGCATTAAGCCTTTTGAGTTAACAATAACGTGAGGAATAGGATTTTCTCTTCTATTCTTTTTGACAAGAGCTGTTACCATTATTTCATCACCTAATCCCACACTTTCTCCTTTGCTTTTTGAAAACCTGTTGCTCTTAAAAAGCCCCATTCTCTAAATGGGGTAGAATGCCAAAACAAAAGCCAAGTTTCTGGTTCATTGATCTCCATAATTGTATGCCAAGAATACTCACCAAAGTGATTAAAACGATCAATATTTTTGTAGAAATAGTAGCCACGAATAATATTGATAACTTCAGGTGATATATATTCAATCTTGCGTTTTTGAAAACCAAATTCAAGACGACGTTCAATGTAAGAACCATTAAGGATAAGAGAATAAGCAGATTGCCAAGGATAATTATGAAGATCACGATCTGCATCTGCAAAAAGTATACGATGCAAGTAGTAAGTATAACCAAATATACGAAAAAGATAAAAGCGTTCAAGATAGGGAGTGTTGTTGAAGAGAATCTGTTTACAAGGCCGGCCACGAGCAATTAGCTTGAGGATTGGTAGGGAAAGAATGTTCATATTTTTGTCAAAATAAAATGGCCATCTTTTTTATTAATAGCAATATTTTCTGGATTTAATTGGTGTTTTTCTACTTTGCGTATTAAAGCTCTTGCTTCATGCAAAACTAATGCCATTCGTAAATGATGTATAATTTGTTCATTTCCAATCCAAGATAATTGATTTTCTAAAAACTGAACTCTACTAATTAAAACTCTAAGTAGTTCTTGGTTGGTTGTTCCAGGATGATTATCAAAACCACAATATCGTTTAACAAAGACAATTTTTTGTTTAGATTCATCAGGATTATCTAATTGTTCTATCTCGTAATGATGACCCCAATCAAGAACTATCATGGCATTTCCTCTGGTGTTAGGAAGTCCTTTAATAACATATCATCCTTCCATCCATTCATTATCTTGGTTAGTGGAACGTATCCACGACGGCCTGCTATCTCTTTGATCTGTATCTTTTCAGCAGCTTCAAGATTTCTAAGTATCTCTGCCAATTCTTCAAACTTATTAAGATTTGTATCTACTTGTTTCCAAATTTCTCTAACTGTTGCCGGCCTTTTATTCCTTGTAAGATTTATTTTAATGAATTCAATAATTGCATTTGCAACATCTGAGTGTTTTCCTTTACCAAATTGTCCTAGTGCTTTTCCCATTCTTTGTTCCGTTGCGTGTAATAAAGTATTAGCTTGTAATACATGTGAATCTCGAATTTCCAATGAATAATCCATAGCAGCAAAAACAATGCAAAGCTTAAGGATATGGTCAAAACGTCTGGTGTTATAATGATTAAAACGAAAATCATCAAGGTAAGAGTATTCTTTATAAACCCTATCCAATAAAGTTCTTGCAGAATTTGATATGGTAATTTCGCCATGTAAATCTTCTTGTATTTTCTTTAATAAAGACTCCATTTCCAATTTAGCTTGTTGTGAGACAGGCTTTGGAAATGTAATCTGTTTACCAGTAGGCTCACCATGCACAAATACAATTCTGGATGTTCCACCTTGTCCTATTGCTTCTATTGGAAGTGCTTGTGCTATTGATTGTTGATTGGCCGCCGCAATAAGATTAACGGTTGGGGCATAGACGTATATTGATTTTCCGTGGAGTTTTGGGTGCTTGTATTCGTCCAGGTTGTCCCAAAGGTTTGTAAGTAGAACAATGAATGATATGTTGGCTGTTCCAATGAAGTCTTGGAACTCTGCTGCCATAACATATATTTCTGAGGGAGTTTCAAAGTTAAGTCTTTCAAAGTCTATTCCATCAATTGATTCTGGCTGATTAAGAAGCTGCATTTCTGCAATGAATCGTTCTGCTGATAGACGATCTGGTGCAAGTTTTGCAAATTCAATTCCTTTAAGTAGATTTCTGGCTGGTTTTAATGCTGTTCCTTTTCTAGCTCCTGGATTGCCTTCCAGCATAACATACATATTAGGGTAAACACGAGAATGTCCAAAAGGAAAAAAGACATTTCTTCCGAGAATAGCAGCCACGATAGATATTGCACACCAGCGATGATATATATAAGGAGCCTCTGTTTCACCAATGTAGTTGAAGTATTTCTTGTAGAATTCGACGGCCATATTTGCTTTGTCGATTCTACTGGTCTTTTATTTGTTTCCACGATTGTCCGTATTTATAGTCAACAGGGATAGTAAGAACTTGTCCTCTTACGTTAACAGGATTATCCATGCATTGGAGGACACGAATCTTAAATTCTTCTCGTCTTTCTGGTGGATATTGAAACATGATAGCATCATGAATCTGATTTTTTAAGCGAAATGCTCCATGCTCTTGAAGAACAATATCACGATACATTCGCCAAAAACCTTTATTCAAAATGCTTACACTTAGATTTTGTGGTTCATGTGCAACTGCTGCTCGAAGAACTCCGTGATCTTCTATTATGTTTCCAAAGAAATGTCTTGTATAGCCCAAGACTGAAACAAGTCTATGTGATCGTAATACTTCTCTTCTTATCTCTTTCCAATGTTCTTGTACTTCTGGAAATCCTACATGATACCTAGAAATAAGCCAATTTACAAAAGCTTTAACATCAACAATGTTTTTTCCTAACATTGCTCCAATTTCATATACTTTTTTAATTCCAATTCTATTAATAAATACTTCCCATCCTCCAAGATAATTTGCTTGGTGAACTATATGCTTCAGAGCTGAGTTACGAAGTTCCTTTGATACTTTTTCATAAGGAATTCCAAAGAATAATGGGCCAAGAGATTTATAGAAATCACGATCTTGATTTTCAATTGCTGTTTGCATCTTTCGACAGCCAGATAGGAAAGCAACACATCTTGCTTCTGACTTGTTATTATCTGCCTCTGCCATTTCGTAGTTTAAATCAGCAACTAAAAAAGATTTTGTAGAACTATCTGTTGGTTGATTCTGAATTTGCATACCATAAGAAATTGCTTTACCTTTTTCATAATTTATTTCACGAAAGTTACTTTGCTTGCTTGAGAACCGGCCTGTATCCGTTGTAAAGGGAGACATTGAATATAAGAGACGATCTGATTCATCTGGCATCCTATATTGTAAAAAGTCAAAGTAAGTTGAAATTGCTTTTACTTCTTCTCTATATGAAACTATGTCATCTATAATACGTGCAAGCAATGGATGTTGTGGTGCAATTTTGTTCTGTAAAATTTTCTTGTCTGTGGATTTCTTAATTTCATATTTACCAGTTTCCTTATTTTTAATTTGGATAGATTTTGCACCGATAATATCGTATAAAAAAACGGCCACTTGTGTACTTGAGTTTGGATTGAAGTTCTGATTTGCGGCCATTGTTTTGAGAACATGTGATCTTTTATTAAGTTCTTCTTCGCTTTCCTTTCGTGCTTTAAGCCTCTCATTTTCATCAATTTTGATACCTTCAAAGGCACAATAGATACATGGATAACATAACTTAAAAAGGCGCTGATAATTCGCAATTGCATAAGATGGATATCCTTCCTGAATCATGTTGAGAAAAATACGAGCAGGATACCATGAATCTTTTGCACAGTATCCCCAGTATCCACGTATTTCTTTGTTCTTTTTACTTAAAGCATCTTCAAGTTTCCAATAGTAGTAGTCATAGCAATGAAGAGATGCTGCAAATGCTAAATTCTTTTCTAATTCTGCATATTGTGCATGAAGAAGACCCATTGCATCAAGAACCCAATTATTAGGTTCTGAGTTATATTTGATAAGATATTGGCAGTCATAGTTTCCATTGTAGAACATCTTGGGGACTTCATTTGCACAAATTGTTTGCATTGTTTGGATTGCATCTGCATATTGGCTTTGTGTTGGCCAATGATCTAATCCAAAATCAATAAAGGGAATTACATAAGTTATTGTTGTAAGTTGTTCTGTAACTCCTGTAAATGCAATGCAAGTAATGCGAGAATGACCATCAGTTTCTATGTCACCTGAGATAAAAAGACATTCAGAGAGGACAAATGCCGCTTTGAATAGATCTTCTTGTGTCTCACATACCTTGAACTTGAGTTGAATTGGTGGCCGGCCAAGTTCCCTAAACTTCTTAACATCATTTTCAAGTAAGAAATGTCCATACGTCAAGGTATGTAGTTGTTCTAATGGAGCACAGATAATTGCTGGAATAGAAAAATTCAATCGACTCCCTCGGAAAGTTGAGAGAGTCGCTTGCGTTTTAACTGGAACTTGAACACAGTTTTTTAATGTTCCTTCATTGCATAGAAGGATACCCTGAGAGTTTGATTTCTTTGCTGCATTTAGAAGTTCTGAGATTCCAAATGATTCTGAGGAAGCTTTTGCAGAGATTCCATATTTCTTAAGCAATCCTGCAACTATGGGGAGCTGTCCTTTTTCCTTCGGATCATAGTTGACTAGGATTTGCATTTTGTCTTTCTATTTGTTCTTCAGAACTCTTTCAATACAACCAGCGTATCCTGCAATGTCTATGACACTATCTATATGTTCTTGATTTGTTGCACCACGAGCAATTTTTTGAAGGATATTGAGATAGGCAATGTCAATGTTGTTAATTTGGAAAACAGCAACAGGGCCAGATACTCCCGGCCTTACAAGAATTGCTTTGAAATAAGCATTCCAAAGATTTGCAATGTTGTTAAAGTTTTCTGTTGGATGACGATAATGCTTATTGCGCTCACCATAGATAAGGGATTCAGCTTCTTGAAGAATTGTAGAAGGAACACGACGTTGAAGTTTGCGACGATTTGGTGCACTAACATGTATATGAAGTGGGCCTTCATTTTTGTCTTTAGTATAATACTCTGTATTTGCAGTGGGATCATTGAGAAGCTCTTTTCT